AAGAACTCCCCGTTAGAAATACCTTCCATCGGGGAGTTTTCCAATTTTCAGACATAAAAAAAAACAAGTTATCTCACTTGTTTCCTTTAATTACGGAAGACATGGGATTCGAACCCACGCACGCTTTTACACGCCTACCGCGTTTCCAACACGGCCTCTTAAGCCTCTTGAGTAATCTTCCAAACTAGTATCCATTATACGGAAAAGAAGGACCCCTGTCAACTAAAAAATAGGTAGAACCCAATCCAACACAATAAGTAAAAAACCGGAAGAGGCTATCCTTAATAAAAAAACACCGATTACTCGCTGTTTCTAATAGATATATGGAGCCGGTGGGAGTTTCTGAAAGTCAATCAATTCGCTGTTTTCAGCTTTTTGGGTCTGTTTTAGGAACTGTTTCTAAAACTTTCACAACTTCATTGCTCACATTGTTAGTTTAGCATAGCTTCAGAGAAAGTTCAAGTTTTATTTTTTATCTTGGACATAAAGGGAAGTTATTTAAATAGGAAAAGTTTTTTTGATATGTATTTGAGGTTATAACAGACATCTATGAAATTTTCCGTTATAACAGAAAAACCCTCCGTTTTGGAGGGTGAAAACTATGCTTTATTTTCTAGCGCTTGAACTCGTGAAACGATAGCTGCAAGCTCTTGTTTTGAAACAAAAATGTTTTCTGCTTGATGGCCAGTGATGAATGAATCACCGCCATTTTTCAATTTCTCATCTATCAGGGCATCAATTCCAAGTTCTAGATGTCGTTCCTTGATGTTGGTTGTCATCTGAGATTGAAGGGCGCTATATGTCACAAATGTTTGATACGATTGATCTGATGTCAAATAGTTTGTTAAATCAGCCGTCCCTGAGTGTGTTTGTGGTCTGTTTTCTAGCGTTTCAATTCTCTTGATGATTTGGCTATCGTTGTATGGCTGAATTTGATGTGTAGCAATGTATGCGGCTATTTCTTCCTGTATGTTGATCTTGTCAATTTCAACAATATTACCTATTTGATAATTTTCAATGGATTGAATTATATCAATTTTAGCGCTCTTGTCACTAGGGAAGATAAAGCCATCACATTCAACCTCTACTTGATAGATGCCGGGAGGTAGAATTTTTTCAAGTTTGAATTGAATTTTTGAATTTTCTACAACAGCCACAATTGTTTTCTTTCCTTTGGCATTTGCTATTTTGATCTTAGCGTTTTTACCATCCAGAGAGCTGAATTTGTTGTCATCATAGTCTAATAATTCATATTCAAAGATAGATGAGGAGTCACCTTGCTTGATGACTTCCCCACCTCTTGTCTGTTTCAGATTAGTTGAATTTTTCCCACTCATTAAAATCCTCTTATTCTATAGATCACAGAGATCTATTTAAAAGATCCAAAGTCTGTGATGCGTTGTCCATTTTCGGATTTTCCTACAGCCACATATCTACGATTTCCGGAACCGCCAATGTAGGAAATCCAAATATAGCCATCATTGTCAATCCATCCATCATAGTTGATTTCTTGACCTGCACCATAAACAGCTACAATCTCCGCTCCAATACCGGCTTCAGCTCGTACATTTAGAGCAGATACTTCAACAGTGAATGTTCCTGTTTCTGGATTGAAACCGCTTGATTCAATTGTCAATGGTTCTGATGGTTCTGGCTGTTCAAATGCCACAGATGTGTCATTAGTTGGGAAATAGAACCATCCAACAATTCCATCAAAGTTGCGTGTGTTGTATCGTGCAGGACCTCCAACATAGAGTGAATCAGCATTCCCATCAATGTTCTGTTCAATGGTTTTCATAGTGACTCCATCGCTGTCTTCAATCACAATCCCTGTGTGGCCGTATGGATGACCATACAGATATTGTGTGTCCATGACAAAGATGGCTCCTGCTCGTGGGTTGACCCCTACTGCATCATATACTACTTCATACCCTAACCCAGCGGCTGAATTAAGTAGGTCAATAGCATTTCCCCAGAGAGCTTTCCCGAAAAAGTTGATAGAAATTGAATTTGGTAAGTCAACGCATTGGGTCCCGTATGCACCATCTGCATCGGTTCCCACACCTTGATTGGCCAAAGATTCTGAAAAACTTAAAATATCATTTGTTGCTACCATTTAGAGCCTCATTTCTTCCATTGTTCATTTGCTTGCTTGACAGCAGCTTCAATGAATGTGTTCAATTGGTCATTGGTCAAATTGATGTTGTATGCTTCTAGTCCTTCAATTAAGCTAGTTTTAGCATGCTCCATCTTGTCTTTTCCGTGAATGTCCAATGTTCCTGCCACTTGCTCAGTAGCATTCACAGCGTTTTTTGCAAGGATTTCAGCAACTTCAAGAGCTTTCTTTCCTCCACGAGTCAAGAGATATTTCTTGACTGCCTGAACAACAATTCCAACCAAAATTACAAAAATACTCATTGCGCTACTTGTTACAATATCAGTGATTTGATTCATTTTTCTTTTCTCCTTTTTTGATCAATTTGTTTGGCTCTTCCAAGCCATCTTTTAACTGAAATTTTTCATGATCAATATTTTGTTTCACAAGACGATCAAGCCCAGGAATTTCTACTCCCAAAGCTGAGAGACTGGCAAGAATACTGGAACCGTATGCTGCCATCATTGCAACAATGAAGGCATCAACTACAGCTCCAAGATTCATGTACAAAGCGAATGGATAGCCAATGGCTACAATCAAGATCATAGCTGTGTGGCTTACCAGCCCTTTCCTCCACTTCCTACTTGAAAATTCATGATAGGCCCACGCTCTAGATACTCCTATAACAATATCTAGAGCAACAATGGCCATAAACATGAACACAATCATGTGTTCATCAATCCCATGATCATAAAAATCCCGTACTACTTCAATGATTCCAAAAATTCCATCTGGTTCTTTATACATTAATCACACTCCTCTCAATTTATGATTCAGGTTGTGCGACTGGTTGAGTTTCAAGATCTCCTGATGTCTTGTTCTGCTTCTCTTCTTTGGGAACTTCCCAATTGTAGATTGCAAGTTTCCCATTTTGGAGAAGTGGGCCTTTCAAGTCTTTGATTGATTCACCATTATAGACAAAATCATAGTTGACTTGTACTAGCACACGTTTTCCTTCACTGAATTTTTCAGTGTGATCAGGATCCACGATGGTGAAGATGTCATGTTGTTTGTAGGTTTTACCTACTTGAGCAGCTTCCACAAGTTCAAGCGCTCGCTTGTAAAGAGTTGGATCAAGTGGATTATCTTGATTGGTCACAGCTACAAGTACAGACCAATCAGCAAGTGCTTTGTTATTTTGAATTAGGACATCTTTCTTTTCGTTTTCCTGAGTGAGTTCTTGAATTTTCTGAATGGCATCCTTATTGGCATCAACAGACTTGTCAAGCTCCTTCTTGAGTGCTACGATAGCGCCAGACGGATCCAATTCCATTCGGACAAGATTTAGAACGGCTTCCACAAGGGTTGATTCTTCATCTGCCATGCGGTTGTTTGGAAGAGATTCTTCAAATACCCGGTATGGGTAATCCTGTTTGATGGAAACTTTTGTGGCATTAGCCACAGGATCAAAAGCTTTGAACTGTACTTTATAATTCATTAAGCATTTACCTCATTCTTATTTTTAACTTCTTCAAATAGGTCCTTCAAATCTTTGTCAGATTCCAGAACAGAGCGATAGATTTCAAGCTCTTTGATGAGCTGTCCTTTTTCCTGCTGTGATTCAGTCAATCGTGCCTTGAACTCGGCTTCATTGATTGATTTACTAGCTAATTGATTAGCTAGATCTGTGATGATTGATACATAAGTATTTTCTTTCATTTTGTTACCTTTCTATATTCCGAATTTGTCAAAATCTCTTAATGAATTAGCTACTGCATTTCTGATGGAACTGTGAAGAGCTGTTCTCATAGGCTTCCCATTCTGTGGAGTGAAGTCATCTGTTGCAAAGCCAGCGTTGACAAAGTGTTGAAGAGCTGTTCTGAGAGTTCTCAAAGCTTGTCTGAGCCACACACCGTTGTTTCCATTGTTAATAAGTAGGAAGTCACCAGCTTGCATGTTGGTATTCCTTCCATTGGTTCCGTATGGAGCGATTGTTGTTCCTCCCCAAGTTGTTATTCTCCAACCGTAAGGACTGCTTCCCGTGGCTTGGTCATAATCATAAGAGTGAGTGAAATTGAATCTATCGCCTACAAAAGTGACCTTATCTGCATTATCATGGTCTCCTGTCCCAACCCCCTTGATAGTGTCTACGATCATACCATTGAATCCACCTTGATTCCAGTGTCTTCTGATGTCATTATCCCGACGGTCAGCACCGATGATGGCTTTGGAATTGATGTAGCGTCTTCCGTTTATCGTCACATCATCATTCCGGAAGAAAAGCCCTTGACTAGAAGCATTTGTTTGATCCCGGAAAACTCCTGTGAAGTTATCGTAGAATGACAATCGTCCATTGTCTAAATCAAAACTAGATACACCAGAATTTGCTGTCAATCTTCCTCCACGGATATCATTTGCGGAAATCCCAACAGATGTCAGTTGAGTGATGAAAGCTCTCTGTGAAGCCAGTTCTCTGATGAATGCTTGGTTTGATACAAACTTGTTGATCATGGCAGAATCTACCAACAACTTATCTGCTGTTACTGCATTACTAGCCAAAATCTGAGTTGTTACTGATCCAGATTCCATGTGGCCAGTTCGAACACTTGCAGAAGCTAGATGCCGGCTTGTGATTGAGCCATCAACTACCATGTCACCTTTCACCTTGATCATTTTAGCTATCAAGGCAATAGCTTCTGGTTCCTGTACCAGCAATGAGCTGATAGTCCTTCCATTGATGGTCTTACCTGTACCGAATGAGATCTGACCATCTGTGATGTTGATGTCTGTTTTCTTTAGAACTCCATCAAATTGGCTGATGATCGTTGCCACTTGCCCATCAACTGTTTGCTGATAATTCGCAAAGCGACCATTTATGCTGTCTTTGAAATCGTCTAACTTGTCATTAATGACAGAATTTTGACTGGATAGCCTCATTCCAAACTCTGTGGAAAATGTCGTGAACTGCCCATCAATCCCTTGCTTGAATTCGGCAAGTTTAGCTTCAATCACGGATGAACCGTCATCTGTTGGCGGTTGGTAGGCTCTCTTGATAGATCCTTCATACACATCAATGTCCCCAAAATAAAGACTTGCTGGCTGTCCATTTGATGATCCATTGTTGTCAAATCTCAAAAACGCTTCATCGTAGTCTTCGGAGTTGACTGTGAAATAGTAGCGTGTGATTCTGTCTTGTGGCACTGTGATCTTGTCAGCAAGTGTGACCACTTTTGTAAAAGTCCCCGTCTCACCTTTTTTTCGTGCTAGGAAGTAGAATGTGGCATTCTTAAGATTATCTGATCCAATTGCATCAAATGAAATTGTGTAAGTTGTATTTCTTTTGATGTTGAAGCGTTGGGATGCTGCTGCCTTGACATTATCAGTTGAATTATCAAGTTTGAAGAGTTTTCTTGATTCATTGTAGTAGATTGGATTAGTTGAGACCGTTACTGCTGGACTCAATCCGGGATCATAATACCCCCATCCCTCCACATTTTGAGGATTACCGCTGTTTTTAAGCAGGTTCTCCCCTGCTTGCACGATTTCATCAAATCTTCTTGTGATTCCAGCCACATCTTCCGTATATTGAGATTTAGCAACATACCCTTGTTCTAGAATCTGTCTGGTTGCTTTTAAAGCGTCCACAGCAGCTTTCTCAGAGTATGTCAGCATGCGTTGCTCAAGTTCACCGCTTGGACCAGTCTTGGTCTCTAATTTAGTTAATTGAGTGGATAGGCCTTCCACTGTCTTCTCAAAAGTGGCCTGTGCTTGCTCTACTAGATAATTTTGATCTTCTGGGGCTGGTTGCCACAAACGGTCATTTGTACCCTCGTAGAAGTCAAGTTCTGTTAAAAATAGGCCGCCCCATTTATTTGGATTGTTGCGTTCATATTCAAATTGAAGATAACCATCATCAAAATTTCCAACATTAAATTGGAATGATTTCTTGATTGCTCTGTTTCCATCTAAAACAGGTCCATCTGTCCATCTTGGTTTGCCATCATAGATTAGCTGTTTTTCTTCAAAGTCAGAGATTGAACCTTTTCTGCGTTTGCAGAAATACACTTTGAACATTTTTGAATTGTTGTCAAATCCTAAAAAATTTAATGTATAGTCTGCATTTTGTTTGACAATGAAACGTGGACTTTTAATGACTGCACCGGGGCGCAATTCAAACATTCTCTTCTGGCCATTAAAATAGAATTTATGCGCTGTGAATGCTAATCTGTTATTTGCTTCGGTCCAATATTTCAACCCCTCATCTGCCCTTGAGTTCCTGAGCATGTTAGGGCCACCACCAACACCGATTGTGGTGAACTCTTCTTTGACTCCTGCCACCGTCTGCTCAACAAATGACCGATCAGCCTTGCCATTGGCCACATTAGTGAGGTCAGAGATGGCTTTTTCAGTAGTCTGCTCAAAGCGTGATTGTGCGCCTTGGACTCCTACAAATTGGCTTTGTGTTTGATCTTTGAAGTCATTGATTATTTTCTTGATATCTGCATCACTGGCCTTTAATTGGTCAGTAGTAGCCTTAAAGCCTTCCATTTTGACTTCAATGCCATTGTATTGAGCCTTAAACTCTTCCACAATTTCATTTTTGTTAGCTTGGTTTGCTGCTTTGATCTTCTCAGTGACTTGTGCTGAGATCTCCTCTTTGACCACTTCAGCTTGTGCTTTGGCTTGCTCGATTCCATCAGTGATCTCTTTCTCCAAAGCTCCTGCCTTGTCTTCAAAAGCCCTGTTAGCATTGTCAACCAATACTTTCAATTTCTTGTAGTATTCATCATCCTCTTGAGTCTTTTGGACTGTATCAAGGATTTCAGATGCTACATCAGAAATTCCATTTGAGCCTGATAGGCCTCCACCGTGACCAGCCTTGTCATCGAATGTAAGAGAGATATACTCTTCTGACAGAGCATCATAGACATAGCCCACAGCTTTTTTCTTCAACATGACATCATGCTTCAAGCTCATGAGGGCTGCTGTGTCACCAAGATGGACAGTTTGCCCATCAAGCTCATAAGCTTCAATTTTGATCTGATCAGTGGGCTTGTCAATATTCCCATTCTTGAATTTGGCTTCACCCCATTTTCTCAATTCTTCCTCTGTAGTAAGATCATTATTTTCATACTCAGCTTCATTGATGTAAGGGTAGGTACCAATGAGGGGGCTGTCCACAGTGACTTTCAGAACCGTGTCTTCTTCTGCTCCCTCTGGTTTGAATGTTGATTTCAGATGTAGTCTTGTGATGATGCTGGAACTGCTCTTGTTCCGTTCATACTGCTTCAAATTTTGATGTGTGGTGATTACCACACCACGATCAAGACCTCTACTTTTCGGAATGTCAATCAGGAAGTTGTCACGAATCATCTCACCTTCCCAAGCACCCACAATGGAATGTTTTCCATCCATCAGGATCTTATAGAGCGTTTCATCTTCTGTAGTGTTGAAAGTTCTATTGTCCATGATGTTACTTGTGAATGAAAATTTCCCAAGTGGTGTCTTAACTGCTGATATCATCGCATTCAAGGCGATTTGACAGGTTGAGTTTGAAACCTTAATAGGGCGGACAGAACGTTTGAAGATGTCTTCTGTGATGTGCTGACAAGTAAGGCTCACTGTGTCATCTTGCTCGCTGATCTCCTTGATCCGGAATAGTTGCCGGCCAGTGACAGGAGTTGGGGCAATGATGAGCATGTCTTCCTGAAATTTCTTATAAATTTCAGTGTCTGTGATTGGATAATCAACCTTGAGAGTGTAGCTCACGTTGATTACTTCTTCAACTTCTGCTTTTGTCGCTTCATGGAGTGGCTGGCCATTCCATTTCACTGTTTGAACATTTCTGTCTAATAGATATAAAATTATAGCCACCCCCAATTCGTTTCAAAAACAAGCGATTGAATGCCAGGTCCTAAAACCACACCGATAGTCTTCTGACCTTGGTTAGCGTCAATTGTGATGAAGTCTCCTGACCACTTCACCAGATTCCCTTTCTTATCAAGGAAACTTGGATTCTGTGGATCATTCACCATCACAGCGCTCTCAGATAGTTGTTCAAGCTTGATGGTTTGCTTTCCAATCGTGAAGCTAGTCTCAGATGAGCTATTTCCTCTTATTGTGATCTTAGGGAACGCTAGTGAACTACCTTGGAGCCTGAGAACACCATTTGAAGCGAGAGTTTGAACATCATTGTTCTTCATGTATTTTGTGGGGTGACAAACAAATGTCACTTCCACAGAATACATTTTAGTTTTATCTCTCTGAGTGTCAGACACCTTTGTATGATAACAAAACCATCTTGTGAGCTTGTTCTGTTGATTCTCAAGCCAGAAATTCCTTTTGGAAAGGAATTGGACGAATTCAAGGACTTGCAATTCTGTTGGGTTGATGAGTTGAAGAGTGTATTTCTTTTCAATCGCTTCTCTGTGAGGATTCGACTGAATAATATATCCACTAACTCCATCATGGCTCAATAGCTTGTCTTTTGAGAGACCTACTTGAATTGTAGGGCCTTCAAGCACAATCACATCAAATGGAAATGATGAAGTTCCGACTCCATCAATTATCAATTCGTTGTATTTTACCATGCAGGCGCTCCTCTCAATTCTTTCTGTCTTCTCAATTCAGCAGCTATCTTCTGAGATACTTTATTAGCGATCTTCTCAATATCAGCTTCTTCTCTGATGATGTTGTCAGAAATGTTGATGTTGATCACGGTTCCTTGTGGGTCCATTGTTTGGGCGATGCCTCGACCAATGGCGCTCAAGTTCCGTTCATTCAGTGGTAGGACTGCTTCTTTTCCGGCTTCCCCACCAACCATGAGGCTATTCCCGTTCATGCCAAATGCTGTGGGCTTGGTTAAGATCCCACCTTTGGCATACCATTCAATGCCAATGCTTGGAATCCCTTTACCTTTCAGCCAGTCCATTGGGTTCAGTGATCCACTGGCCTTGAAGTGAGGTAGTGGAATGTGTGGCCATTTGAATTGGAAATTAAAGAAACCTTTAATTCCGTCAATGGCTTTTCCTACTAGATCTTTGGCTCCATTGATAGCACCGCCAATCGTGTCTTTGATACCATTCCAGATACCTGATGCGGTTGAGCTGATACCATTCCATATTCCTGAAATCGTGCTTGAAATTCCATTAAACACACTTGAGACCGTGCTTGAAATTCCATTCCAGATGCCTGATAGGGTTGAGCTGATACCGTTCCATATGCTTGATGCAGTGCTTGAAATAGTGTTCCAGATATTAGACAAGATCTGAGCCATCGCATTGAATACAGATTCAGCAATGCTCTTGATACCATTCCAGATACTTTCAGCAATACCTTTGATGGATTCCCAAGCCCCAGACCAGTCCCCGTTGATGATCTGCATCACAGTCTTAATGATGCCTAATACCACGTTGATAGCTGTTTCTACAACAGTTTTGATGGTCTCCCAGACCGTAGAAATTACCGTTGAAATGTTATTCCATGCCGTTTGAATAAATGGACCAAGAACATTCATGACTGTTGTCACTACTGCTGAAATAGCGTTCCAAACTGTTTCTGCTGTCTGTCTGATCAATTGCTGATTGTCGTTCCACCAACTTGTCAGCGTTCCCCAAATTTGCATTACAAAATCAGAGATGGCTTTGACAACAGTGTTGATGACTGACATAATAGCATTCCAGACTGTTTCAACAGCGGTCCTGAATCCCTCATTGGTCTCCCACAAGTGCTTGATAACCAAGACTATTCCTGTGACTGCTGCAATAACAGCAGCTATCACTCCAATGATTGGCAATGCAGCAGCTATCAGCCCTCCTATACTTGCTCCCACAGCCACAGCGGCCGCTTGAAGAGCAAGGAAAATGGGCGCAAGTACACCGGCCACAGTCACAATTGATCCAAATACTACAACAAAGTTCTTGATTGGTCCCGGCAAGTTGTTGATCCATTCTGCTACCTTCTTAAAGATATCTACAATAATGTCAAGGGCTGGTGCGAATGTTTCAGCAATTGCTCCACCAACTTCAGCCATAACGATTTTCAAACCGTTTTGGGCTGTGGTGAACTTGTCAATAGGGTCCAGAGTGTTTTCGTAAGTTTGAGAAACCAGACCGGCTGACACTTGTGAAGTGTAGCCTAAATCTTCCATGTTGAATTTCCCACGTTTGATTGCATCAATCATTTGAGGGGCTTTTTTAGCACCAAAGATCTCCATAGCGATTCCCATCGCTTCGGTCTCTGACTTGCTGTTCTTGATGGCTTCAATGGTTTCATTCAGACCTTGCTTCATGGTCTTTCCTTGCTTGGTATATACACCAGCGGCCTTTGTCAGCCCAGAGAGCGCTGATGATGAATCCACCCCGTTTTTCTCGAATTGACCAATCAATGTGACTGCTTCACCAAATTCAAGACCAAGCATCTTGATTTGAGGTGCTCCATCAGTTGCTTTTTTCATCAACTCATCAACAGAAACCCCTGTATCTTGAGAAACATAGGTGACATTATCCAAAATCTCTGTTAAGTCATCAATAGATAAGCCGTAAGCTTCCATTGCTTGTTTTGACTGGATTGTTGCATTCGTGACATCTGTCCCATTGATCTCAGAGAACTTGATCATGTCTTCTGAGGTCACTTTGAGAGCGTCACCGGTCAATTTGAATTGAGTGTTGACTTCACCAACAGCATTCCCGATGGTACTGAAATCAGTAGGGACTTCAGTGGCTATGCCGTTAGCAATGCCTTGCATTTCTTCAAGAGCTTTTCCACCAGCACCGGTCTTGGTGACAATGGTGTCCATTCCTTCATCAATTTCCCGGAATGCGTCCAGAGCGCTTTTCCCAAAATCAACCAATTTTTGACTGATTTCAGATAACTTCTCAGAGAATTGATTCAGCAATTCAGCTTTCAGAAGCTTATTTGTCTCTTCTAGACCGCTACTAGCTTTCTTGCCTGACTCGCCAAGGTTTTCCATTTCATTGGCAAGCCCGTTGAAGGCAGCCTTGGACTCATTCAGTTGAGTTTCTAGCTTATTGACTTCTGTTGAGTTCTCGCCATACTCTTGTTTTGCAAGAGCAAGCTGTTTCTCAAGATTCTCAACTTGTTGGGCGACAATCTCGCTTTGCTTCCCAATTTTTTGTTCAGCAAGTGCCAGCTTATCTGCTTCACTAGCGTTGGAACCCATCTGGCTTTCTTGCAATTTGAATGAGCTGACAACTTTGTCACCTTCACTGGCAAGACGCTGTTGCTCGTTTTGAAGCTCTTTCAGTTGTTCACGATTGGACTTAGTAGCGTTCCCGTTCCCATCCAATGCCTTATTGACATTTTCAAGCTTGTTCTCATAGCCCTTCAGGATGTTCTCTGTCTGGACAACTTCCCGTTGAAATGCACGGTATTGATCAGCACCAATGTCACCGCTCTTGAACTGAGCTTCAACTTGTGCTTGTGCCTGTCTCAATGTTTCCAATTTCTCCTTGGTAGTTGAGACTTGCTTTTGAAGGACTTCTTGCTTCTGAGCCAATAGAGTCACATTCCCTGTATCAAATTTCAGAGCCTTGTCAATACTCTTCAATTCTTTTGCTGCTTCAATAGAGGCAGAATTTACTTTTTTCAGGGCATTTTGAAGGGGCTGTGTGTCACCGCCAATTTCAATTTTTATCCCTTTAATATTACCGGCCATATTTCCTCCTTTCACATAAAAATATAAAGAGCGCCTAAAGGCTTCTTGTGGTCAATCGTTCATCTATTCGATAAACTTGACCTCAGATTCTTCCTCTCAGCACTCTATTTCAGACTAAAATGAGTCAAAATCTGACTGTGTGGCCTTGCGTGTTTCTGATTTGTTCTCAGTACGCAAATTCACATAATCTGTCTGATAATCAAGAGCCATTCCAATTGAAATGTGCTTCAGATCATCAATTGTGAGACCAGTTTCTTTACAGCAAGAAAGATATGATTCTACTGTGAAGATTTCATCACTGGCTGATTCTGACTCATCTGGTTTTTTTTTGATGTCATTGTTTCGTTTATCATTTCCATCAGAATTGGGGCAATATCCTGCAAAGGAAATTCTTCCATTTCCATGAAAAATTGTTCATAAGGCTTGATGTGTGGATTCCCTGATTTTGTGAATACCCAAAACAAGCGATTGAAGAAGGTCATGTCAAAATTGGCCAACATGTTAATGTCAACTTCATTGGTGCCATTCTCAGCCATTTGCATGATATTCTGGTTTGAGATCATTCCAAATAGATCTTGGAAAAAATCTTTCCCAAACTCACTCTTATAAGCGATGGGAGTGTAAGCATTGGTTACAAGCTCATACTCCTTCTCACTAATGATCACACTCTTACGCATTTAAGACCTCCTTAATTACAAAGCTTGATTAGGTTCATAAACCTTTTCAAACCATTTCTTATAAACTTCTTGATCGTCCGCTGATGTGATTGAGCGTTTTACAACTTGGTCACCGGGACGAGGACTAGCATTGAAGCTCAATTCACGTTCATTCACGTTGGTTCCGTTCTTGGTAGCTGATCCGCTTGATGGGCGACTTGCTGAACAGTAATACATGATATGACGTGTTTTGTTAGCATCACCAGCAAATTCAAACATGAGAGCAAAGTTGGTTGTCTTTGCGTCTGCTTTTTCTGTGACTACCCCTGTTGTAGGGTCTTTGATATCGCCCAAGATTTTTGTAGCAAAGGCTTCAATGATGTGTGGGACTTTGAACTTACCTTCATATCCCTCATTTGAGTTGATGAAGTAATAATCAATGTTATCAGCTTTCACAGAACCTGAATCCCCTTTAGGGTCCAGAGTCAATTCCATCGCTCCAGGGAAGCGGAATACTTGACCATAAGTGATCACTCCTGCCTCACTGATTGATTGGATTGGTGCCACATGGACATTTTCAAGTCCAAATGTAACTTTGTTTTCAGTCATTTCTTTCCTCCTCAATATAGATAGACTTCATAAGACTTCACAAATAGTCTTTCTGATTCAATAAAGTTTTCTTCTTGAACATCATAAAAGAGCTTGTGGCCATTCCACAGCTCTTCTAATCGTTCTTCTAGTTCCTCATCTTTTCGTTCAAATGCCAATTCTACAGTGACAGCACGGATCTTGTATGATGCTTGATTGTCTGCCCCTGTGATAGATGGCAAGCTTTCAAAATAGACAAGGTAAGGCAGTGAGGGGACATTTCCTTCCCTGAATGCCTTGTAAGTGACTGGCAAGCCAGCCTGTTCCAAAATTTCTGCAAACTCTGACAGCTTCATCTTCCAAGCTCCTTCAATTTCTTTTCAAAATTCTCAATAGCATGATCTTCTGCCGGCTTGATGTGTACGATGCCGGAAACCCGTCCCCCGTTCCTTTTGATATGTCCAAATTCAAGCAAATGAGGGAGACGGTAATTTGTGTTATGCACTACAAAGTTACCTTTCCCCATTTTCTTCTTCTTCCACGTTTTAGCATACTTCCCAAATCGTTTGGGACTTGTCGCTTTCAATTCTTGGACGGTCTCTTCTGCTGTTTCTTCTGCTATCTTGTCAACTTTCTCTTCAACCTCTGTGGAATAATCTGCTAATGCTTGAGCGATTTGACTGGCTAGATCTTGGCTCATGTCATTTTCTCCACTAGAGTCAATTCAAGGATGTTGAGGTTGATTGGATATGTTTTCAAAATCCGGTACTCCTTACCGCCAAATTCAGCAAACTCCTGATTGTTGTATTCAAAACTGTGAATGTCAACAATCAGATTTGGCCGGATGCCAGCCTGATTGGCTTGGTAAAATTCAGACCGTGTAATAGATTTCTTTTTACAAAAAATTGTAGTCTTTACTTTCTCAGTCAGATCTTGCTTGAGCTTGTCCTTACCTGTAATTTTAAAACCTATCAATGTGATTTCATCATTCCACATCTCACACCTCTTTCTTGGAAGAGATTTGCAGATTGTGCAAGCGCCATTGAAGGTGACGTGGTAAATCAACACCACCTTCATAGCGATAAGCAGCAAAGTCAACAATGAACATTTCATGGTCAGCACGATCTGGAACCAATTCAACACCCAGATTGTTTGTTAATTCGCTGATGACGCTTGAGACAATCTTCTCCAGTGTTTTATCTCGCAAATTTGAAGCAATTCCTAATTTGATTTTAAGTAATTCCACTAACTGACCAGTGTCCATGCTATTCTTCCTCTTTCTTGGTTGCTTTCTTGCGTTTTGGTTTTTCTTCAGTGGTTTCTTCTACTTCCTCAGTAGTTGCTTCCACTTCTTCAGAGGTTTCTTCTGCTTTCTCAGCAGTTTCTTCCACTTCTTCAGCAGCCTCTTCTACTTTCTTAGTAGCTTTCTTTATTACTTCATCAGTGATGAAGATTGAGCCTGCTGAGTTGAAGCCTGTCAAGAGTCCTTGAACAAACTCTTGATCAGGTTCATAGCCTTTGCGTGGAAATACATCATCAATTTTATATTCATGTTGTTCTGTGTCACGCATGTCCTTGAATGGACGGATTACTGTATAGGCCATGTGATACCTCCTTACACTACAACATCAGTGTATGTGCCAAAGAATCCAGCAGATTCATCTACTTTCTTGACATCAAGACGTAGGAAAAGCCCAAGCAATTGGCCATAAATGTCATTGTTAATCCATTTAACTGATACTTGAAGACGGTCAAATAATTTAACGAATTCAGCAACATCTCCGATAAAGAACTTCATGTCACCTTCATTGCCAAATAGGGTGTCATCCACTGGATAAATAGTTTTGCCACCGAAAGAATAGCCTGTAGGGGATGTAACATCTGGTTGAAGCATGTATTTCCCATTTTTATCCTTGACCTTGTCAAGTGCTGCAAACATTGATTGAGTTACAACAATACTTGCTTTGTAGATTGATTTAAGTTTCTTGTTGTAGATGTCTTTGATTCCATCAAATCCAGCAGCATCTGCTTGAGTTGCTGATTTGAGGATAGTAGCGACCAATGACAATTCAGTGTTTTCACCTTGGTTGAATACTTCATCTTCTACAATTGACATGATGTCATAGTCTGCATCATCAATCATTTCTTGAGATACAGGAATGTACCCACGGTAAGTCTTGATTGAGTAATCAATTTCGCTGATGCTTGGTTTTCCAAGTTCAGGATTGGCTTTCAATTCATCAGTTGAAGCCATTTTGCTGTCTGTCTTCTTGATAACTGGATATTTACCAGAACCACTATTTACTTGAACACGTTTAACAAGGTCCAATAGTGGATTGCGTGTTTTTTCAAGGAAGTGAGGTTCTAACACTTCAGTTGGGATCAAAGCAGCGCTTCCAGAGTCTGTTGTTTTAAGACCTACAATGTCACGAGTTTGACCAGTACGAATGAATTTAGCAATTGCGTCACGTTGTTCCAATTTCTTTCCTCCACGTTGCTCCTCATCTTTGAAAGTTGGGGCTTTTCGATTTTGTTCGTCCACTTGCTTTTGAAGTTCTTCAATCTCTTCTTCAAGTTTTGTTTTTTCTGCTTGTTTTTCTTCCAATTCTTTTTGGATTTCTTCAAGGCTCTTTTCAACCGTTGAAACTTCTTCTTCGGTTTCTGCACGGTCCAATTTTTCTGCTTCAATAGCAGAACGGTTGTTCAATTCTGTGATTGCTTCTTCCAATTCAACAACCTTGTTTGCTTTGGTGCGCATACGTGCGCCCAGAATCAATGCTTTGTTCATAGATTGTATTTCTCCTTAATTTTCATTTTGCGTTCATTTAACGCTTCAACATTGGCACGTTTTAGACATTCGAAATCTTTCTTCCGTGCAGCAATCTCAGTTTGTGGATAGGCCGGGAATGTGCAAGGGCTGACCTCAAAAATTTCAAGCTCTAGCACGGTATCAAGATAAGAACCATCTTCACGCTCAACAGTGTCCACCTTGATTGGCATAAATCCAAAACTGCATCCAACAATATCCCCACGCTGTACACGGGCATAGGCTCCCATAGCGTCAGGATCATTCCTGTTGATGATAATGTCACCATAAAGGCCTTTGTCATCAACTTTGAGACTCACTGTGCTGTTCCCTGTGCGCCCTAAAACTATGTTATGGTCATGATTGAACAATGCACGGATGTCAGCATTCTTGATGGCTTCTTCCACTCCTGCACGTTTGATCACTTCAAAATAGCCTGGCCACAGCTCAGTTTCTTCATCAAACCGGATGAAGTAGCCACTCAAGATCAAGTCACCAGATTCTTGTTCTTCTCGTGTTTCAAATTGAGTAGCGATGTATGAATTACGTTTCTTCATTGGCATTTCCTCCTTCCTTATTTAGTTTGTTCTGATTGCCTAACTCCCCTTGCGGAAGGTAGTTTTCAAGAACAATAATTTCATCCATTTCAGGATCTGGAGTCATACCCACCCAATCTCTCCACTCATTTCTACGCATTGCAGCGCTGTTGGTCATTTGTTGAGCAACAGTTGAAAGCTCTGTAATGTCGTATGAATACAGCGAACGTGGATTAAATTTGAAGTAACGTGTGGTTGAGGTCAGTAGATCTCTTGTAAGTGTCTGAGTAATCGTTGTTGCGATGCTCATGATAGTGGTGTTCACAAAGTTGTTATATTCTTCTTTGTTGAAATCTCCCACACCTAACACAAAAGCCGGAACTCCTAACATCCCAGCTACTGTTTTCTTATCAATTTCTACTGACTCATTCAAAGCAATGTCATTCAGACTCAATGGCTTCACTTGTTCCACTTCCATCAAGGCATCAGGAACAATCCAAGGTTCACCAGACTGGCTTGTTGTCAAGTATTTCTTAGCGATTTTTTCCCGACCTTCAACAGTACCTAGTTCCTCACTTGATGAATCGACCTTCACAATAAGGCTAGGAACGTTCTTTCCGTTCATAAAGCCCTTCTTGGTCTGTGTAGCCATGTTCAAATTACGCACAATATCTTTCAAGGCCAATCTAAAACCGGTCCCAATATAAGGCCGGTCTGGATCAGGATTGATGGCAAAGTGGACCACTTCATCTGGATTGAAATCAGTGTCCCTGAAGTGGATCATGTATGTTAGATCATTACTCTTGAATGACACTTCTGACATTGGAAACGGTCTGAGATTGCTGATGTAGTCAGTCATTGGATCATATTCCACATGTAGCACAGAATTTCCATCACCAAACAGGAGCAAGTCCCTGACAATCTTGAAGATCCATGATTTTCTTGTCATGTGATCACAAGGGTTGATGTCAATCTTACGGGCCAACCCGTCCTTGATCCGTACATCACCGGATTTTGTATTCTCCATGAGCTGTATAGTCATATTTGAAACCATGTCAGCAATTTTATTGACAGCCATGATCACATCTGGATTTCTTGCCAGTGGAATGTAGCCATCACCGTCATACATGATGCCCAGATCTGAATTCCCAAAGCTTGTGAACATCGTCTGAGACTTTCCACGCTTGAATAATTTGTCAAAGATTCCCATATTTCTCACCTCCTTTCTATCTAATCAAAGTAAGCCATCACATTCTTATTCTTACCAAGGTTAGCAAGTGCCTGTATACAAGCAAAAACGCTCGCATCAAACAAGTCAATTCTTGCTGTACCGCCATCACCATCTAACTTCTCATACTGGACAGCGTCATCCACTTTCTCAATAGCTCTGACATTGCTGACACAATACTCATAAGCGTCCGAATGCACATAATAAAATTCTTTATTCTTCACTTTCAATTCAATTCTTCTGAATCCCTCTGATTTCAAATAGAATAGCTGAGGCTGGTCAATCATTTTGAATTTAGCTTGCTTCATTTTTAGCATGAACTCTCTACCAAATTTCCTGTCCATACCGACAGCAGCAATTTTGAAGCCTTTCTGTCGCATCTCTATGAACCATTTAACAATGTCATCATAGAGGACTGTTGGAGTGTTACTCATCGTAAGCCATCCATCTGATTGCCACCCAAAAAGTGGGATGCCATCGTCATTGGCTTTTTTCTGAGCATTGACACGAGGGAAGAAAGCGTGTGTTATACAGATATCAACATCTTTTTCACCATCGTTATATACACCATAGAGAGAAGCAGCGGTCAAGTCATGCAGTCTTGAAAGGTCAGCTCCTCCATACCATCGAATAGGAAGCCTTGCAAGTTCCTCAATGGTCCAATCATAGCAGTCATCACTAGCAATGAACTCATCTGGATTGAAATAAGCGTTCATTGAGTTAGTGAAGACATTCAGAGTCTTATTGAAGAACTCGTTTCTGGTCTGTGGATCATTCAAGGCTTGTTCTGCTTCTTCCTTGAGGGCCTTGAGCGATACAGTCACACCCCATGAAGGATTAGCCATCTTCAAAACATTCTCATCCAAGTAGTCTCCCACATCTCCATCAGTAGCCTGATTGGCCTTGCAGATGAAAATGAAGAATGAATCATCTTTGACCAGCTCTTTCAGGACTTTCTGACAGTATTTCAGACGGTTAGCAAGGAAGCCTGTTGGAATGTCCCCAGCTGTGGAGATAACAAAAAGCATACTGTTTCGGTATGCTGACATTGTTTTCTTCATAAGACCGTATTTTTTGGAATTTCTCATGGTGTGTGCTTCATCTAGGATGATGACATTTCCATTGAGAGAGTCAAGCCTGCTTTCATCATTGGCTAGTGCTTGGATGAAAAATGATCCCTCCTCGCCAAAATTGGCAGTGATTGAGTGTTCTTGGTTGTTATCTTTGATACGGATGTTCTTGTCATTCCATCGCTCAACATTGAACCTCAAGAATCCAAAGGCTTCCAAAGCTTGCTTGACTGAATTGGCTACAATATAGCATTTTGAACCGCTATCTGTATCAAGAATCTGATAAGCCAGAGCGATTGCAGCAGTGAAGGAAGTTTTGCCGTTCTTTCTGGCAAGCATGATCAAGGCTTCTTTGAAGCGTCTTTCATTTGTTCCCTTGATATAGAATCCAAAGAGATTGACCACAACAAAATGTTGCCACGGTTGAAGTAATAATGGCTTGTTACGGATTGATACCGCAAACATATCATCACCCTGCTGATGGACAATTGTGTTTTCAATGAAATGAACGACAAAATCAACCATGTCTTCATCCATCTCGAATTCTGGATTGTCTAAATCTCTCAGAAAGCGTGATGCTGCCAAAATGTTTTCTTCACAATGCTCTTCTTGATGGTCCAGAACGTGTTGAGCGTATTTTTTAGCTTTCTCCACGTTACCCATCAGCTTTCACCCGTTTCTTCTTGATCTCATCCTTGAATTTCAGAACCTCTGTGAGAACTGATCCATTGTCTTGCTCTACCACTTCACCAAGTGATTTAGGATTCATCATCAATTGATTAGAATAACTGAGTATGTCTTTCCGTAGGATTTCCATCGCTGTGAGGATTGGGACCTTTCGCTCATTCTCAGCTCCTGCCTTGTTCACATAGATATCTGTGACAGGATAGCCCATCTCAGCATAATCCTGAGCAAGTTTCTGATACTGAAATAGCATCCCTGAAAAGATGTCAATGATCATGTCAAATTCTTTGCGATAAGTCCCAAGCTCTTTCATTTGTTTGATGACTTTTGACTTGATTGATTTAGCTGTGACTGGTTTTGCCAAAAAACTAGGCCTCCTTCCCAAAATCCCTTTAGTTTTTATCCCCTTTTTGTCTGAGCGGTCCCGACTTGGAAAAAGTTCCCTTCACCGGTTCCCAGACGATCGAAAAAAATTTTTTTCGATGGGGGGGGATAATCGAAAAAATCAAAAAATTGAAAATTTGAAAAATATGATTTTTACAAAATTTCGTTTTTTTGATTTTTGTAAAAATTTAAAAATTCCTTTTTTCGTTTCTTTTGCCAGAAAATTCCTTGACCAATAACTTTATCATTAGTTCTGTCGTGAAAAGTATTGTGTCGTTTGTTGGTAAGCGGCAGACAATTCCATTCTTGGAATTCTAATTCAGGATATTCTGATACTGGAAAAATATGATGAACCATTTCAGCCGGTTCTGATATTCCATATCTCAAACTCTCTTGACATAGATAATTATATTTTCTTAAGATCTTATCTCTGAACTTCTCCCACTTCTTTGTCTTCAAAGAAGGTCTGACAATTTTGTTATACATTTAATCCTCCTCGCACAAAAAGGACAGACCAAACTGATTGGCTGTCCCTCTCATACTTGAAAGCTATGCTATCATAATATTTTATTTTAAGTGAGAAAACAAGAGCTTATTTTCTCATCTTTTTTATAATTGTGTTCCTTCCCATCGCACAAGGATTCCTGAAACGGTTGAGCTGAATGTTTCATCTTTACAAATTGAATATCCTACAATCTCATATTTCAAACCCGGATTATTCTTGATGTCCTTGTTCAATTCATTTACTGCACTTTTTAGTAACGGAATATCTATATATTCCTTTATCGTCATACTGTTGTTCATTTCTTTTCCTCAACTTCCTTCAGTCTCAATCCTATAAAATGATATTCTAGTGTTGGGTTCTCGAAAATGTTCCCAATGATTTCAGCTTTATCCAATACATCTGGTTCATAAGGTGAAATACAATCTGGGTCCATGACATTTAGACATTCAAGATAGAAACCATTTCCAGAGAGTACTTCCTTTTCTTCATAGTAGCGATACTTCCCGAAGCGGACAATAGCTTTGATGGAATCAATTTGAAGGACATCCCCTTCATAAATTTCCTTACCTTTTTTATCAACCGAACCTGTTGATTGACTTACTGTGCCTGGTCTTACTAGATCCCAAGAGCCAATAGTTATGTATTGTTCATTCGCCTCTATAACTTGATTGATAATAAATGCTTCTCTTCCATCTTCAATCAAATATCCATATTTCCAGTTATCTTCCTCATTTGGCTCAGCAGATAGCCCTCTAAACTTCAGCTTCATTCTTCTACCTCCTCAACTTCAATTCCGGGACAATTAAACACCCATCCGAATTCGGCGTCTTCGAGTTGTTTTCTGGTGTGTTCTGTACGAAATTTCTTGTCTAGTTTTATCGACGATAACGTCCAAGCGTTAAGGTGCTTAATCAAGGTTAAGTAACTATATGAATCTTCAATGAATTTAAACCTTACATAATATCGCTTTTCTTCTTCAATCGTGTAGCTGTCAAGCCAAGCTCTGGCATATGTATCACTATTGTCACGGATCCACCTCAAAACCTCTTCATGGTCACCCTCAAAATCTTTAATTATAGCCTGTCCATAGCATGTGAAAGGGTTAGTGCTTCCATAAAGCGTTCCCCCACGGTTTTTAAAATACTCAATCCAATCAGCTATGATCTGAGGTATAGCCACTTTCTTTTCAAAATGAATCAAACTATTCGGGATTGCTACTGTGAGATCATTTTCCAATTTGACAGTTGATCTCATTAATCTTTCATCTAGTTCAGTTCTATCAAGAACTTTTACTTTTAAGATTGCATCTTTTAGAGTCATATTTACTCCTCACTTTCACATATCTTATATTTTGTTAAGCTCGCCTTGTTTCTGAAATCCTTTTAGAATATGGCTTCCATTCGTTTCTCTTTTTCTAGCTTATGCTTAACTCATTATGTTAATGTCAAAAATATAAAAAATTAAATAACAAAGTTTCTCAAGGCATCATCTAATTCAGCTTGTTCAATTCCAATGTATCTCAGCGTAATCGCTGGAGATGAATGATTGAACATCTTCTGTAGTGTGCCTACATCCTTTGTTTTGTTATAGTATTTATATCCAAATGTTTTGCGCATCGTGTGCGTTCCCACGTTATCAATGCCCAATTCTTCAGCAGCCTCGTGAATGATCTGGTAGGCTCGTTCACGAGTGATGGCCTTGTTTCCTCCTTGCCTGCTCTTAAATAGAAAATGATGGAATGGCTTCCCTTCAACATACTTCCTCATTTCTCGTTTCAACTCTTTTGTCATCCTACGAGAAATCTGCTTGCCAGTCTTTCTCTCTCGTAGTTTGATGTGCCATCCCTGAACATCTTTGACTTTGAGTGTGAGGATGTCACCGACTCGCAAACCTGTATTGAGACCAGTGATGAATAACATGTAATACATTTCATTCCACTCTCTCAGATAGTCTTTCATCGCTTGAATGTCATCCGTGTCTTTAATAGGTGAGACTTCTTCCATACGGTTCCCCCTTTCTATATTAAAATTGATTTTCATAAGGAATTGGGAGTGCAGGAATCGAACCTGCAACCAATTGATTAAAAGTCAATCGCTCTACCATTTGAGCTAACTCCCTAACCACTATTAGAAGACCCTCTCATCCATGATGTGGTTATCATGAACAAGATTATAGTATTTTATTTTGTGTGAGAATACAATGACTTATATTCTCAATTTATAGTACACCTTTCATTCTGGCATACGTTTCCAAGATGCCAGCACGCTTCCTGTAAATCGTGGCATTGCTGACAAACTGCTTTTCTGCGATTTCTTCCCAGTCAAGATTGGCTTGCCCCCATCTTAGATAGAAGATGTCAAGCTGTTCGCCTGTCAATTGTTTCTTGAAGGATTCAACAGTCTCTTTGAACAGCTCAAGATTCTTCAGAGTCACATCAGTAGCGAATTTCATGACTGTGTTTTCTGTTGGCTTGCTAATGCTAGACTTACCGCCACCAATAAGATCATCACCGTTCTTTGCCATCAATTCTGCTTTGCGTGTCCAGATTGCCCTGTCAATTCCACGAAAATTGAATAATTCTTGATCAAGGTTAAACAATTCTCTGTTGTTTAATTTCTTCATTCAGTAACCTCTCTTTGATAGATTTCTACCATCCCTTTCCCTTTTAGTCTTTCACAGTGAGCAAGCGCTTCATGCCTTGTCTCAAATTCAGCTTCAGTGTATTCGGCTAAATGTTTGGGATCAATCCAACTTGCGTGTCCATGATATTTTTTTACAACATACATCTTCATTTCTTTCTCCTGTTTTTAAAAGCTATCACGCTAGCCCAGATCAGACCAGAGAGCCAGATCAGTGCGATCAGTATGCAGATAAAATTTTGTAGGTCCATTAATACCCCCTCAAAGCTTCTCTCAATTTTCTATTTCCTTTTTTAGAAAAACCAAAACTGATCGTTATTTCCTTATTCTCTAAAGTGATACCATTGCCCGATAGTACACTTGCATCAATAACTCCCGCTTCCATAACCATACTATCTGGATCAAAATCTTCAACTGTTGGAGAAAGTATTGACCATTTCTTATCATCAGCCGTTTTTATTTTTAATCCTAAAAGATGGCTGTTGTATGATCCACGATACTTCCTAATCAATCGTTTTCTCGCTTTATTTAATGACATGTCTTGTCTCCTTTGTAATTCTATTTCTTTCTGCTCTCAATTTTAAACTAGTGTTAACGCCAAAATATACCAGTGTTATTTCTTTTTCCCATTGATTCTTTGTGTAAGGGTATCGGTTTGGTCTCACTCTGTTACCTCCTAAATTTCTAAATATAGGATTTCCATGTTGAATTCACTATCAATAAACTTGTTTGTCAATTTTTTGTTAATCCCATTTCCTAGACAATGATAAACTACGTCTACATTGATGTCCGCACCTAAATATTTTTCCAAACGCATACGATTGTCTACATAAAATGCAATATTCCTTTTTCGTTGCTGATATGGTCTGGCTTTAGCTATATCCCTAGTACACCACATCAACACCTTTGAGATGATATCTTTCTTTGTAAAACAGTCTTTTAAAGAAAAGTAAGTGTTAGTTTTTGGAATAAGAATTAGTTCCAGTTGTCTATTTATAAATGAATCAGGAAATAAGCTCATAAGTTTTTCCAGTTCTTCATATACCTCATTGTTCATTTTCCCACCTTCTCAACTTCCATACCTTCGCAATTGAACACCCAACCTAAACCTAATTTTTCAAGATCAGATTTTGTAAAATTAGATCTAAAACTTGGATCATTACTTAAATACTGTTTAGTAGCTTTGACCTTAACTGTATACTTTGGTTCTTTCTCGACTGTGTAGCCGTCAAGCCAAGCGCGGGCAAAGAGTTCTTGGTTAATTCCAGACCTAAAAAACTCAATTAGTTTTGGATGATCTTTTTGGTTCGCATAATTGCCAAAATCTACATTTCCAAGCATTAGAGAACGAACAAGGGATAAAGATGTATTTTTACTATATTCAAGCCAGTCCGCCACAAACTGCGGGACTGCGACTTTCTGCGATTCGTCTAATTCCTGTAAATCTTCTAAAAAAATTAGACGAGCGATTTCTGCTCCTGGATCCTTACATACACCTTCAAGCTTTTCGTATTTCTCAATTAACTCCTGCTTATTCATTTTCACACCTCTTCAACTTCCATACCTTCGCAATAACTGTTTAGTAGCTTTGACCTTAACTGTATACTTTGGTTCTTTCTCGACTGTGTAGCCGTCCAGCCAAGCACGGACAAAGAGTTCGGAATTTTCCCAATACCATTCTGCAACTCTATCAGACATGCATGCATCTATTGAGTAGGACAGCGTATGGCTTAGTTTTTTCTGTTCTGTGATAAAATCCGCCACAAACATTGGGATCTCTACTTCCTGCGTTTCGTCTAGCAACTTAATCAATTCCAACGTTGTTAATTTATCAATCATCGGTCTTGGTCCGCTACAATCTGAAGGTAAATGATTGATACTCTCAATTAACTCCTGCTTATTCATGTGGCAAATCCTCTTCTTTTACGAATGATCCATCAATCCATTTACCCTTGCGATCTTTGATCTCGTTATAGGCGCCTTTGAAACATTCCAGGAATTCATAGCCTAAAATATTTCCGATTGATTTCAAGTAGGCTACAATGCGCACAAGGTTGTGGCGACACATTTTTTTACTTGCTAAATCTTGAGATAGTTGAAACTCACTGATATTGGCATTTAGCAGTTTGAAGCAGTCCATTGCTTCTTTTCGTCTAATGTTATTAGACTCTTTAAAGATGCTCTGTACATCCTCTTTGATCAGCAATGCTAAACCTACAACTACTACAGCACAATCACCAATGCTGTCTTTTGTTAGTGCTTCATTCTTTTTCAAGAATCCTGCACATAACTCACCAAATTCCTCACTTAATTTTAAGGACTGTTTATCTAGCCGGCCTCCGTTTTCTAGATCTCGATCAATAAACCATTGTTTTACTTTGTTTAAAATTAAATTCTCCATTTTTACCTCTTTCTATTTTTTCACAAGTTTTAGATTGCCAGTCTCTTTGCCTTTTTTGTTTAAATCTGCATAGAATTTCAATAGCAATTTATCTTTACCTGTAATTTTGCTTAACTTCTTCAATGACCCGGTGCATAAATAACGTCCGTTCTCATATAGCTTATAATCAGCTAACTCATCTGCATCACCCATGAGAGAGTTCTCTACGATTTGAAAATATTGGCAAATCAGTAGTATGTGACGTTCGTGTACTTTTATTTTGCCAGTCAATAGACTGCTTATTGTATTCATTGAGTAGCCTATTTCTTCGGATAATTTTCTAGCTGTTAAGTTATGGCTTTTCATTAAGAGCTTGAGTTGCTCTTTGAAATGTTCTATCTGATTTTTGGTGTAGCCTGCCATGATACATTACAACTCCTTTTTCAATTATCAATTTCTACTGGATAGAATGTACCGAATGACTTTCTTAAAGCATTTCCTACCTGGATAGCTACCCCACGAGATGCGAATTTCATTGCTTTCGCTTCCTCAGAGAAAGAGACATCCAAACCAGTGGTCCCAATCACTACAGATTTTACAAATGGTTTTGCTTGTTTTGATCCATGTTTTAAAATAAACATTACTTCCCATCCTTTTCTAATTTCTGTAGCATTTTATTTTTTGCTTCCTCCAAAGCTTTTTTCTCTTGATCACTTGTTTGATTGGTATAATTTGGTTTTGACCAATCTGGAACGTTTGATTGTTGCTTTGTTGGTTGTCCTTTTGTTTTGCTTTCCTGAAACTTCCGTTCTCGTTCGTTTACTGCTGCAATTGATAACAATCCATCGTTTTTCCAATTTTGCAAAATAGCTCTAATATAGCTGAAATTTCTTTTACCATTGTCAGCGGCCAAACTGATAGCTTTTAAAACTACACCTGGTTCCATACCATCCAGAGTGATGAATTCTTTTAAAGTTTCAAATTGGATTCCATCAATTGGTGAAATACGAGACTGATATTCATCTACGATGATTTTGAGCGTATTTTTCTCTAAATCTTTCTCTATATCTATCTCTATTTCTTTCTCTTTCTCTATCTCTAACTCTGGTGGATGTTCGTCCGACATTTGTCCGGACAAATGTCCCAACAATATTTTTTGTTTTTCCTTCTCAATTCTTCTGCGATAGTCACGTTTTCTATCAGCTTCCGTGTTCGATTTTCCAATAAATGATTCAATGTCTAGCATAAAAATGGCGCCATTATCCAAAACATCAATTAGGTTCATTTCCTTGAAAATGCTGACAGCTTTTTCTACTACTGCCACAGGATGCCTTGTTATTTTTGAAAGCATTTCAGAATTGAATGGGATTCGATCATTGAACATCAACTTACCATTGTTTTTCAATGACCTCAGATAGAGTTTGATCAAAATGTTAGAGTATAGAAAACCATCTGGCATGCTTTCCAAAATAATCATTTCATCACTGTCATAAAAATTTTCTTTCACTCTCAGATAGTAGTATTTCTTATTATCTGACATTTCATTCCTCCATTCTAGAATGGTAAACCATCATCAGGGATATTCATTTGATTACTCTCAAATGAAGGAGGCATTTGCTCATCCATAGAGTTCCGGTTGGCTGAATTGTCACGCTTTTCTAAGCTTCTGAAACTATCAATAACAACTTCAGTGACATAGACACGTTGACCTTGCTGATTCTCATAATTACGGGTTTGGATATGGCCAGTGATTGCTACCAGATTTCCTTTCTTGATCCAGCTTGCGAAGTTTTCCGCTAATTTCCGCCAAATCACGCAATTGATAAAATCTGCATCATATCCACCATCTTGATTTTTAAAATTTCGATTTACAGCAAGTGTGAATTGTCCAACCGCTTGATCTTGAGGTGTTCGATGTAGTTCTACATCACGAGTCAAGCGCCCGATAAGTACAACATTATTAATCATTTTTACCTCCAATCAATGCATCTGTCTTTGACAATGCTTCTTCTACCTTTTTCGATGCCTCTAGCTGAAGCATTATAGCCTTCTCTTTCTCGATCAACCAATCCATGTGAACCTTTGCTTTCTCCAAATCCTCAATCCCATTTTTTTTGCGATAGCGAAGGAGGTATTTTAGGGTATTACCCAAATGATACCCTGTTAACTGTTCATCATTCATGAAATTGCGATGAACATCAATTGCTTCTATGCCATTCCGGCCTTGGTAATGTTTTGGATTTTTTACATTGTCGTTCATAGTTCAGACATTCCTTTCACTGTTCTTTTTTGATGAATTTCTGACATTCTCTTATTCCACATTTCACGCTGATATTTTGCTGATTTGTAATACTTCATTTTAGTCTTTTGGCGAACGATTACTTCACGCATCACATAGATTGTGAATACTGAAAGTAAAATGTATGTTACAAGAGCTACTGCTAAAATAATTTCAATTGTTGTCATTTTCTTCTACCTCTTTTGTTTCTTTTTGCGGGAAAAGTTCCCGGTTGAATTTGTTGATCATCACATCTTGAGCCTTATTGGTCTCTTTGATTTTTTCGATACTTTCGGCCCAATGACCTGTACTTTCAAAGTTCATTTGGACCGCATTTTCTAGATCCTTGATGTGCTGTTCTTGTTCGTACATAATTTTCATTGTTGCGCCTGCAAATAATAAGAATAGTGTTGTAAGTGATAAAACAGTAAATTTTAATTGTTTTAAGCTCATACTCTAATCACCCCATCATTCTTAAAATCCAGAGCCATCTGATGGAGTTTATTTTCAAATTCATTGTCTGGCAATTTCATCAATTTGGCTTTTTCTTCTACTTTTAATGTCCTATTGGCATCTTGCCAATCCATCAATTTTAGTAATCTTTTAATAGGATCCATTTCTTCTCCTTCAAATTGTGTTATAATTAGTTTATAGTTCTTTCAAAGTGCCTTTCTCAAGGCGCTTTTTTATTTTTGCAAGCTTCGACAGAATCGCTGAACATCTTCCAAATTATACAGATACTTCCCACCTTTGCCGGACTGTTGAAATTGAAATTTCCCTTGATCACGCCATTCTTCCAGCTTGGTTCTTCCCCAGCCAGTAGATGCTTGCAACTCTTTGATGGACACCCATGTAATCTGTCTGCTTGTTCTGCGTTTAGCTTCTTCCATTGCTTTGATGTTTAGAGATACAAGTTCTTCAAAGAGTTGATTAATATAGTTCTCGTTATGTGTTTGAGTTATTTGATTTAGAATAGGATATTGCATTGTTTTCATCACGTCCTTTCAAATTTTGATATAATAAATGTAAAAAATATAAGAGGTTAATATGCAAAAATTTGATATTGATTCAATAAATTATCTTGCTGGAGATGGCGGGCACTCTCGTCCATTCTCTTGCCCTTTTTGTAATGGAATAGCTGTGCATGATTGGAAATACGAAATTTTGAATTTTTCGAATCATCAAGCGAATATTTTACATGTTGGTAAATATTTAATTTTGGCAAAGTGCCAAGGGTGTGAAGAGGTTTCTATATGGTTAACAGAGGAGTTAACAAATATAATTTCTAGTCCTACAGAATTTTTTGGGGAAGATTCTCCTGAACTTCTTTTGTATCCTTTCACTACTCCTGATCTTCCAAAAGCAAATGAAGATATGCCAGAGGATGTTAAAAGAATATATGATGAAGCTTGTCTTGTTTTGAAAGCTTCTCCTAGATCGTCTGCTGCTCTTTCACGCTTAGCAATAGAGAAATTAGTAGATCATTTAGAAGCGGACGGGAATAATTTGAATTCAAAAATTGCTGATCTTGTTTCAAAAGGGTTACCAGTACGAATTCAACAAATGCTTGATAGTGTCAGAGTTATCGGGAACAATGCTGTTCACCCTGGAGAAATAGACCTGTCAGATAATGCTCAACTAGCTTCTTCACTACTGAAATTTATTAATTTAATTGTTGAGAATCAAATCAGCCAACCTAAAAGAATTAATGAAATTTATAATAATTTGCCAGAATCTAACCTAAAATCTATCGAAAGAAGAGATTCATGATTTTTAAACTATTACTCACAGCCCAATAAAGGGCTTTTTTATTTAGTTTCACTCCCGTTACTCCTGTTCAATCAATGGTAGAATGTCATGTTTTTTCAATAGTTCATACAAGAACAGCCGGCCTTTTTGAGTCCATACTGTCTGCATTCTGACCCTACCAGAAATTTCAATCGTCTTGCTATCCGTGTATCCTTTAGCCATGTACTTTCTGTATAGAATCCATTGATTATTCACTTTGTGTTGGATTCCTAAAGAGTTCAAAAGTTGATTGAATTTAATAGCGCTCATTCCATAGTCAGCAGCTATTTGAGTAATGACAACAGCAGATTTGCTTTCAATAATTAAATCCAAGTAGCGTGCCTGTTCCTGTGCTTGTTCCAACTCAATTTCCAGACGGCTGTTTCTCTCCCGTTCGTGCTTTAGATCTGTTGCTAATCTAATGATCGTGTCAGGATTTAGCAAAGCTTGTTCAATCATGCTATCTGTAAGGTATCCCCCGTGTTTCCGTATTGCTGGAAGGACCTCACTTGTAATCCATTTTTTGAACTCTTTCGCTTGTGGTAATTTGCTCGCTAATATTAATGAATACAAACCTGATTCATTAATGATTATCATATTTCGATTTTGACCTGATGCACTAAATTGATGCATTAGCTTATCATCATCATCAACATGACTTCTTATTGCATTGTCTGCTCTTGAATATCCCAAAATATCCGCAACATCTTTTCCAACAAAATAAGGTTCACTTTTTAAGATTATTGTGCGGACCTGTTTTCCGTTAAAATTAAAAATCTCATTCATTTTATTCCTCCATCAAGTCGCTTATTGATACACCAAGATATTTAGCGACCTTATTCAATGTTTGGGAAAGCGGAATGCTCGAATTCCATTTTCTGATGCTTCCATTGCTAAGATCCAGATCTCTTTCTATTCGATAAATAGAAATATTGTTTTCTTTTGCTATTTTTTTAATTTTGTCATATAGCATCTTTTTCTCCTTTCTTTGGAAAATTTTATAAGAAAATTATCTTTTTTATTGACAAATAATAGAAAATATTCTACTATTAGGGTATAGAAAAGAACACTACTAAATAGGTTTTGATATCTACTGTCTTGGCGGACCACGTTGATATTTGTAAAACTTATTTATAGCTTTGAATTTAACTTACAAGAATAGTATAATAGAAAATTTTCCTCTTGTCAACAGATAAAATAGAAAATTTTACATTTTTTGTAAGTTTTTTTTAAAAAAGGAGGAAAAAATGAGTCTACTTGATAGAATCAAGTTATTGGCAGCTACTCATCAAATGACCATGGCTGAACTGGAAAGAAAGCTAGATTTCAGCAATGGTAGTTTAAGAAAATGGGAAACCTCTATGCCTAGCGGTGACAAAATAGAAAAGGTTGCTGATTATTTCAATGTCTCTACAGACTACTTATTGGGAAGAACTGATAACCCGAATATCGCAAACCATGGTGATGCTTCTGCACCATTGGATCTGCGTGATATTGCGGCTCAATCCATGCTGTTTGATGGAAAGCCATTGACCGAAGAAGATATTGATTTCATCACTGCTGTCCTTGAGGCTCATTTAAAAAATAAATAGAGGTACATTATATGACAGTACAAGAGCTTTGTGCCAAAGAAGGTGTAAATCTCTGCTACTTTGACGGAAGTAATTGGCACAGCCCTGGATTTTTCAATCCTGCTCTTAATATTCTAGCCCTGGACATTAATTTGTCGGTGGAAGATCAAAAACAAGTAGCTCTTCATGAATTAGGTCATAAAGAACACACTCCTGTTCAATATGAATTGAATAGAGAGCTTTGCGAATTACAAGCTGATAGAAGCATGATTCATCATTTGCTTGAAGAAGAATTGAAGCTAATGGATGATATTAGGGATTTTAATTATCTTCATTTTATGGAAAAATACAGTCTGAAGACCATCGCAAATGAAACGATGGTTAAAGACGAGTTTAATTCACTAATTAGTTAAATGGGAGGATCTAATGAAAAAAAGTAAGCCTTTTTATAAACAAGTTTGGTTTATAATATTTATTATTTTGGTTGTTATTGGCGGTATAAGCTCTCTAACTAAACCAAAATCAAAAACCACAAGTAGTGCAGAAAAGTCTGCTACTATTAAAAACAACACTTTTAAAATGACGGATAAGCTTGGGGAAGAGTTCGCAATTTATTTACGAGAAAATGCGGAAGTCTTGGACAATGGTGATAAAATCGAATTTGCTACAGGTGGAAATTCTACTAATGTTTCTGTCCGTGTTGGTGAAGCGTGGAAATATGAAAGTGTAAGCCGTAAAATCTATCTTGCCAATTCATTCTTTAAACAAAAAAATGAGCTGTTTAAAAAATGGGCAAAAGAAAACAACTATAAAATTAACCCAGAGAAAGATACTCCTGAATTAATAGTTAAAGTTTCTGATACAGATAATACAACAATTGCTCAAGAGCATGGTGGAGAGATGAAGATACTTAATAATTAAGTAATCAAAAAATCCCCACACTCGCCTTCGCCAAAAATTGAGTGTGAGGAAACTTGTGATAAGAAAAGCCATTAAAAAGGGCCTTTTCTTATACCCATTTTATCAGGAAATGAGGTGAAATTCAATGGAAATAAAATCATATAAAAAGAAAAATGGCGATACTGCCTACAAATTTCGGGTCTATATCGGTAAAGAGAATGGAAAGGATAAGTATGTGAAACGTCAGGGCTTCCAGACAAAAGCCAAGGCAAGAGCAGCACTTCTCCAACTTCAAGCTGACCTTGAAAATAGCGAGGAAATCACTGTCAAGGAAGTCACTGTCAAGGAAGTCACTGAAAAATGGCTCAAGGAATATGCTGACACAGTACAGGATAGCACCTACATCAAGACCGAACGGAATATAAAAAATCATATTTATCCGACTTTGGGAGATAAAAAAATCTCTTCTCTCACTCCTCTTCAGCTTCAGGAACAAGTCAATGACTGGTCCAAGAAGTTGGTCTATGGACGTAAAATGAAAGGCTTGATGAATAACATATGTAAGTACGCTATCAGACATGGCTACATCTCAACCAATCCGGTTGAGAGTGTAACAACTCTTGTCAGAAAGCAAGTAGATACAGATAGCGATTTTTACGATAAGGAGGAATTGAAATCTTTCCTTGAATTAGTAGACCAAACAGATGAGCTGAGAAAGAAAGTCCTCTTTCGTCTTCTAGCCTTCACAGGGGCTCGAAAAGGGGAGGTTTTAGCCCTCAAATGGGAAGACTGGACCAATAACACTCTGAGCATAAATAAAGCCATTACGAGAGGATTTTACGGGGAATCTGTCGGCCCTACAAAAAACAAAAGTAGCAACCGATTGATCAGCTTGGACGAAAAGACAAGTGAACTGCTCACAGAGTGGAGAGAAATGAATCCTACTACTACTTTTATCTTTGAGAATGAATTAGGAAAACCAATACCAGGAACACTACCGCGTAAATGGCTCCAACAAATTGTCAAAGATTCGGATGTGCGTCCGATTAGGATCCACGGCTTCCGACACACACATGCCAGCCTATGCTTTGAAGCTGGAATGACACTCAAACAAGTCCAGTATAGACTTGGACACTCGGACCTAAAGACAACCATGAACATCTATACTCACATCACCAGAGAGGCCAAGGATGATATTGGTGAGAAATTTGCAAACTATATTGATTTTTAGACAAATAACATAAAGACAGACCCTTTGGATAAAAAAGGGTCTGTTTTTGGGTCTGCCAGTTCCAAAAAGGTTCAAAAAGAAATAGAAAGTATAAAACAAAAAACGTTGTTTTTACAACGTTTTAGAAAGTTTTAGAAAGTTTTAGAAACTATAGATGGAGCCGGTGGGAGTCGAACCCACGTCCAAACACCTGCTAACATATTTGTCTACAACCATAGGTTATGTATTATTTTAACAGTCCCTCGACACATAACTCAAGCCTAGGAACTGCGAGTCTATCAATCTCTTATCAAGCTACTAGACAAAGCTTGATCGTATCTCGCTAATCATAAGACCTGTCATCAGACGCGAGCAATCCGAATCGGGTCACGCCTGCTGGTTTTTAGGCAGCTAGAGCGTAAGAAGTGTTATTTTTTGCAGTTATATTT